GCAGCAGGCACAGGCACCGGTGCAGGGTGTGCAGGGATATACACAGCATTTTCCACAGATGTTTCCACAGGAACAGCCACAGCCACAGCCACAGGCATATCCGCAGACACAGCAGATTCAGCAGATCAGTGAACAGAATGATGTTCTGAGTGCTCTTAAAAGTCTCACAAGCGCGGTGCAGAGTAACAACGTTAATCTGATGCAGAACTCACTTCCAAAACAGGTTACAACCGAAGATGCTATTGCAAGTATTATCAATCCACCAAACTATGAGGGATTAACAGGGGGAGGTGAAAAATAATGCCGAATACATTAAGTTTCGATCAGATCAGCGCAGTGCTGAATGATATCGTTAAACAGGCCACAGGCGTTGAAACTATGAAAGCAACGAACACAAGCTCGTTCGTAGCACAGGCACAGACAGCGTTACTTGTGGGTAATGACAGGATTATGAACAGCATTTCTCAGGTATTAGACAGGACGATCTTTTCCGTAAGACCATACAACGCTAAATTTAAGGGACTGAGAAGAACTACACAGCAATGGGGAAACCATGTGCGAAAGTTGGGTATGCTGGATGATAACTGGGAAAATGATCAGAGACAGCCACTTGATGATGACACGGCGGTTGATATGTATAAGATCAAAAAAGGAAAAGTTTTACAGACTAATTTTTATGGCGGTCAGGTATTCCAGAGACACAGAACGTACTTCCGGGATCAGTTAGATCAGGCGTTTCGCAATCCTGACGAGTTTGGGCAGTTTATTTCCATGTATACTCAGAACACGATGGATATGATCGAACAGGCACATGAGAGCATGGCAAGAGCATGTGTTGCAAACTATATCGGAGCTAAAAACATCTGGCAGGCAGGAGTTACCGCAAGTACAGATGGATATACAGGAGAGCATGTTGTTAAGTTGCTCACGATGTACAATACCGAGAACGGAACACAGTTAACAGCCAATGATGTAAGAAAAGCGGAGAATTTCCCGAATTTTTATAAATGGGCTTGCGCGAAGATCATGACTTACATGGACTTTTTCACAGAGAGAACAACCAGATTCCATGCGAATATCACAGGAAAAGAGATTGCAAGACATACTCCTCTGAGGATGCAGAACATCATGATTTTTAGCCCAGATCTTCATACCGCAGATACAACGGTTCTGAGTAACACGTTCCATGACCAGTATCTCAAAATTGCGACAAATGAAAAGGTTAATTTCTGGCAGACACTTGACAGTCCGATGGGTATTAATGTAACGCCTTCAGTTATGAAACCGGATGGAAGTGTTGAACAGGGAGAAGCTCAGGAAATGAGCAATATTTTTGCAGTACTGTTTGACGAAGAGGCTATGGGGCTTTCTACGATCAACCATTGGAGTAGCACAACGCCTTTCAATAGCGCAGGAGGTTACTGGAATATTTACTATCATTTCACAGATCGTTACTGGAATGATCTTACAGAGAATGGACTTGTGTTTGTTCTGGAATAGGAGGAAATAATAATGGCGGTAACAGTCAATTTTAAGACAGCGAGCAAAAGAGTTAATTCTACAGGAGTTGTCGGCGGTGATGTTACCGCCGTTTCCTGTAATATTAATGAACCTTGTTCTATTGAAAATCCACAGATTATACTGAGAAATGGAGGCAGTGCCCCGTCATGGAATTACTGTGAGATTGTAGAATTTAATCGATCATACTGGGTTGAGGATTGGGAGTATAGAAACAATACATGGATTGCACATTGCGTTGTGGATGTGTTAGCAACGTACCGTGATACGATACAGGCAAGTAATTTGTTTTTTATCAGAAGCTCAACGAGTTTTGATGGAGATGTGATGGACACTCTATACCCAACGTTGTCGACACCAGTTAAGAAAAGAACAGTTGTTAATGATGGTTTATTTCCGGTGGCTGAGTATGGACTGAATCAAGGATATTTTGTGTGCGGCATTGTAGGAGAAGATGGACTTACAAATTTCTATGCTTTTATTCCCACTAATTTTGCAGATTTTTGCTCAAAGATATTTTCTACTCTTGATTGGGCGAACATCTCCGGTCAGCAGATCACAGATAGTTTGCTAAAATGTTTGTTCAATCCGTTTCAATATCTGACAAGTGTTATGTGGTTTCCTTGTGAAAATGTTGGCGCAGGAAGTACGCAGGTTTCAGAGGTTAAGTTTGGTTTTTGGTCTTGCGATGTGACTGCGTTGAAGTTGGGTAATAAGCCTTTTTATAGCAGGTCTTTTGATATGCCAGTTTCACAGCATCCGCAAGTTTCACGTGGAACATTTCTTAACGCTTCACCTTTTCGCAGGATTCAGTTAACCATCGATCCGTGGGGAACGTTCGATATTGACGGAGGAAAAGTTGCAAGTGCTGAGAGCGTAACAGTCAGCGAAACTATTGACTGTATGAGCGGAGTTGGTGTTATGTCAGTGAGCGCGGGAGGTGTTACTTTATATAGTGGTTATGCACAGATTGGAGTTAACATACAGGTGAGTGATTTACGGGCAAACATTATTGAAAGTGGAAGTAATTTGCTAAGTAGTATCGGGAATTTATTTTCTGGTAATTTTTTGGGAAGTGCGTCAGGAGTTGCAAATGCAGTTGAGAGTGCAATACCTGATGTACATACAAGAGGTGTTAATGGTACGTTGTTATCAATAGCACGTATACCTTTTGTTATTGAAACATTCTATAAAATCACGGATGAAGACCGAGCGGATAATGGCAGGCCTTACATGAAAAACGGCACAATGCAGGAGCTAGGTACTGGCTATTACGTTGTTGAAAATGGAGCTATCAATGTGAGTGGAGCAACCCGAAACGAAAAAGAGCAGATCAAGCAATTCCTTGAGGGGGGTGTGTATTATGCGTAGCTTTCCTGCTAGCAATATTTCAATGTTCGTTGCGCTTATGACAAGTGCTAACTCAGGTCAGAATCCATGGGGATCTGGTGGAGCAGGCGGAATCGGTGGATTAATATTACAGGCAATGAATTGGTGGATAGAAAAATGTAACGATCCTGCGGTTGGTTATTCACAGGACTACAGAAATGAGCGCACAGTTAACGGCATAACATACTATGATTGTTCATCTTTCGTGTGGTATGGTTTAGGTCATGCAGGTTATGAGATCAATTTGAGTGCATGGCCTTTTACAACTTCTACCATGGGAGGAATTTTAAAAAGTTTAGGTTTTGAGGAAATTATAATAACAGACTTTGCGACTTTTGATTTTCACGTTGGTGATATTCTCGTTATTAATAGCAGTGAACATCAGCATACGGAAATTGTTCATGATCTGGAAAATGGAGGGCATACCATGGGAGCACACACTTACAAAAAACCTTTACCGGATCAAGTTAGTATTAATACGTATGATATACAGAGCGGTACTCATTACACGCATTGTTATCGTTGGCCTTTTTCCGGTGGTGATTGGCAGGTTGGTGGAAACAGTGAATATTTTGGAGATCCCACCGCTAACCTGTGTGGAAACAACGAAAAAGCTATAAATAACGCAACTGTAATTTTAAATTATTTTAAATCACAGGGATGGAGCGTAAATGCTATTGCAGGACTTTGCGGAAATATTCAACAGGAAAGTACATTCAACCCTGCATTGATTGAAATTGGTGGTACTGGACACGGGCTTGTGCAATGGACACCACCGACTGATTTATATAATGTTCTTGACGTATTATATGGAAATCATGATGATTGGTATGATGGTCAAAAACAGTTGAGTGTTATTTTTGCAGAGTTTCAACAGAGTTCAGGAATTAAAAACTGGGGTATCGAACCACAATGGTATAGCACAAGTGCATACCCGTTAAGTTGGAGGGAGTGGAGTGTTAGCACACAGGATGCAGGTTACCTTGCACTTGCGTTTCAGGCAAACTATGAAAGACCTGCTAGTATACATCAGGAACGTGCCGGATATGCTAGAGCGTGGTTTGATTATTTTAATAATTTGTAGGAGGTGAATATATGTTTGGATGTGATACAGGTGTTGGTGCTCCTGTGATGTATAATTATATCAATCAGTATAATAGTAGCATATGCCCGAGCACTAATCACTGCAAAAATACTCAGTTATTCTGGTATTTTCAGAGGTATTTATTGCAGAAAGCTATATCTGTAATGAAATGGGAAGTACCGGATAACTGGGATAAAGATTATTTTTTGTATTGTTTATATTGTTGGGGCACAGTTGCAATCATCAATACGGACAAGTTTGGTGTAATTCCGCAGGGATGTACGCTCAAAGGGTACAATGTTTTCTATAGACCGGCACAGGCAGTTATTAGCAATTCACTTTTAAAAGGTTTGATTGAACCTGTAATTGGAGAACAGTGTGTTCTTTTCAAATGTACTGCCGACTATGGCGGGATCATGGATTTAGTAGGAAGATATGCGAATGAAATGGCTATCGCTATGGAATCGTTAGACATGAACGTCATGAACAGCAAGCTTGCATATGTTTTCAGAGCAAGAAACAAGGCAGGAGCGGAAAGTCTTAAAAAAGTTATGGATCAGGTTATGAGGGGTGAGTTGGCTGTTTTCTATGACGAAAAACTGAGGATTCAGAGAGGGGATCAGACGGAAGAACCGTGGGATTATTTTGTTAATAATCTGAGACAGAACTATATTGCGGGAGATGTTCTGGACACTTTGCGAAGATTGGAAGAGTTGTTTTGTACAGAGGTTGGCATCCCCTCTGCCAGATCAGACAAGAAAGAAAGAATGATATCCTCCGAAGCTGAAAGCAATGATGTTGAAACTTCAACTAGGATGGAAATGTGGTTGGATGGATGGCAGAAAAGTTGTTCTGATGTTAAGAAAATGTTTGGTGTTGAGGTTAGTGTTAATTGGAGACACAATCCTAGTGAAAATGTTTCACGTAAAACATCAGGAGGTGATGATGTTTGAGTTTATTAACCGTTGAGGGATTATATAACTATGATAACACATTGTTTGACGGGTTTAATGTTCCTGAGGGGCTTGTGAAAGAGATTGCTATTAATGCGATTTTGATGCGAACTAGGGAATTGGAGATTTTATATCCCGATTTTAGTTATATGAAAAATCGTATTACGATATGGAGTAACAAGTATCAGATTAACTGGAAAAAGTTATATGATACGACAGTGTTGGAATACAACCCCATCGAAAACTATGATCGGATGGAAGATTGGACGGATACTGACGATGAGACAACTTCCAGTGCTAGAGATAACACAATAAAAAGCACTAGCACAAATGAAATAATGAATAGTGTTAACATAACAGATCAGAATACCGCTTTTAATGCTGGGCTTGCGGATCATGCGAAACAGATCACAGATGGAGATATGACAGAAAATGGTAGTATTACAAATACGGAAAAAGAAAATGTAAATGATGGAAGAACCGGAACGCATACAAGAACGGGAAGAGCGCACGGAAATATAGGTGTCACTACTTCACAGCAGATGATACAGAGCGAAAGAGATTTAGTTATTTTCAATCTGTATGATGTGATTGCAGAAAGTTTTATCGAAAATTTTTGCCTAATGATATATTGATGGGGGGTAATATGTTATGAGTATGGAAAATTTAGGCCCTTACACTAATTTTCATGAATTAAATCAAGATTGGTTTTTACAAGAATTTAACAAAGTTATTGCACAATGGAAAGCAATGCAGAAAAATTTTGACACATTACAGGATGCTTTTAACGATTTGAAAAGTTATGTACAGGATTATTTTAAAAATCTGGATGTACAGGATGAAATTAATAATAAACTGGATGATATGATAGCTGACGGAAGTTTTGAAAGAATTTTCGGAACAAATGTTATGTTATTATCCACAACAAACAATATACGACCTTTAAAATTAACAAAAATAAAAAATATTAATATAAATAATAATTCATATCAGGGATTTACAAGCGATGGTACTTTCTTTTATGTTTTTTACACAGACGGAAGTAAAAGCTATTTACAAAAATTGACAATAAAGCTCGACATTATTTTAACAAAAGAAATCGAATATAATCCACACGGTAATTCACTAGAATTTAATGACGATAAATTATATCTAGCTAGTAATGGCGGAGTAATTGAAAGCGGTCATGATTCAACAAAAAGTGTATTAGTATTCGACACAGAATTTAATTATATTGGAACTATGACATTCGGAGAAGGTGTAAGCAGTTTTGGAATAACTGACGAAACATCCGGTGATTATAAAAACAGCAAAATATGTGTAGTTAACACGGGCGACAGTTCTCTTCTTTCATTTTATGTTATGAGAAATAATAAGTTATTAAATTATGGAGTAAAAAATATTAATCCCAACAACGGATTCAAGCAGGGAATAAGGTTTAGTAGTGGTTTAATATACGAAGTATTATCAAAAAATGGATTTATTAATAACACTATACGCTTATATAGTGCATATGGAGAACACATGTGTGATTATTACACACAGGGAATTATAAATGAAATTGAAGATATTACTAAAATAGAAAACACTATTTATATAATAACAGTGAATGGAGATATATACTCAGGAGAAATGGAAATACCTTTAAATATTAATACAGCATTTAAAAATGATTCAAATAGACTCTTATGTTTTAATGAAAATAAAACAATAAAAAGTAATAAAAGTTCTATTGCGACAAATTATTTAGTAGGTATTAGAAATAATATTTATAATAGTGGTTGTGACGGAAGTTTAAGAATTAATAATGATTATTACCCACTAACATACGACAGATATTGCAATAACTTTATTTGCAATCATACATGGTTATCTACAGTAAAAAATGTATTGTATATTTTTCAAATTCATTGTGTATATACATGGCAGACTGACAGTATTAATCTAACAGAATTTAATTTTAGACGTGTAAACACAACAAACATGAATGTTGATTATGTTGGATCATATAATGATTTTATTGACAGTGATATTTTCAAAGGAACTACAATAGAAATTTCTAATTTATTAATACATGAAAAACAGTTACTAAACAGAAATCCAGTTGATTTAATATGAACACATGTTCGAAAACATCACCCCTGTATGTGTCTCTCACACACGGACACAAG